CGTTGCAGCGACCTCGCCCCGCAGTGCCTTCCAGCCGCGTTCCCAGATCGAGAGGTTCTCGGTGACTTCCTTGCTGCGATTTTTGATGGTATCGACATAGGTGTCGGTGAGCAGCTTGGCGGCCCCGATGGTGTCGCCCTGCTCCTTCAATGCCACGATCTGCGAGTACGTCGAGGCAGTCAGGAAGTTGTACTGCTCGTTGAGGTCCTTGGCAGCTGCCACCGGGTCCTTGCCGATCTTCACGAACTCGGCCACGGTGTCCTCGACGGCTTTGCCGGTTGCCGATCGCCACACCAGTGCGGCCTCGGTGATCTCGACGAAGCTGGCAGAGGCTACCTTACCGCTGCTGGCCAGCTGGGTGAGCACCTCTGCCGCAGCGCCGGTGGTGCCAACAGTGGAGGCGACCTCGCGCGCCATCCCGGATAGGCGGTCGGACGTAGTGCCGGCGGCATTACCGGTCGTGATCAGCGCCTTCTGGAATTCGACGGCCTCCTCGCTGCCGGAGTAGTAGGCGTATCCAAGCACGGCAACCGCTGCAGCCGCGACGGTGAACGGGTTCACCAGGCCCAGGACATAGCCGCCAAGGGCTTGCACAGCCGGTCCGATGCCGCCAAACATGTCCTTGAGCTGTCCGCCCTGCTGCAGCAGTACCTGGAGCGGAGCCTGTCCACCCTGCAAGGACACCACAATATCGGTGAACTGTGCCGGTACGCCGCGCAGGGCTGCTGCGGTGGCTTTGGCTGACATGCCCGTCTTGTTCAGCGCAACATCGGCGCCGCCCAATGCGGTGCGCGCCTGGTCGATCTTCGTCTGGTACTCGCCGAAAGTCTCCGCATCGAGCGCGCCACTAGTGCGGAAGCCCTTCAGCTTCTGCTCCATCTGGTCTAGGCGGTTCATTGCTGCGACGGTCGGGTCGATCTTGCCCAACAATTCCTCGAGCGCCTGACCTTCTTCCCGATGCGCGCCGGCGGCATTCCTCGCCGCCTCAGCCTGACGCTCCTCCGTGGCGATGAGGGCCTGGGCCCGGCTGTTGATGGCGGCCTGACGGCTTGCACTGTCCGAAAGCACGGCGTTCGCCTGGGCGGTAACCTCGGCGCTCTGCTCGGTCGCCCGGTTCAGCGACTGAACGTACTGACTGGCCTCCAGCGAGGCCTTGGCCACAGCCAGAATCCTTGCCTGCTGCTCGTCGGCAGATTCGGCAGCGCGCCGCCCAGCCTGGGCGCCAGCGTCAGTAGCGCTGGTCAGCGCTTCCTGCACCTTGCCCGCCTGCGCGGCCTCGGTCCGAAAAGCCCCCATGTTGGCGGCGGCGCTGCTGAACGCCGTGGATGCGCTGGTAACGGCTCGCCCCACGGTTGCCATTTGCTGCGCTAGCTCTGTCTGCTTGGCGTTGAGCGCCTGAAGCTCCTGCACGATCTGCCGGGTGTCACCCTGCAGGCTGCCCAGGGCAGTCTCCCAGGCACGCCCAGTTCGTCCAGCTGACTCTTCGCTGCGCTTGCCGGCGTCCGTCAGCAGGTCGAGGTTGTCCTTAGCCTCGACGGCATCACCGGAGTCGATCTGAAGACCGAGAGAGGCAATGGTGGTCATGATCTACTCCATGGATTCGGCCAGGACGGCCAAGGCCTCAACCTCCATGACGCGGAGATCGGGAAAAATGTCGGTGAGGTCGCGGCGCTTGATGCCGAGCATTGCGGCCGTTGCTGGAATGGCGGTGTAGTCCAGGCCGGACGGACCGCCCGAAGCCACCCGCCACTGCGTGCCCAAGGCATCGAACAGGCGGAAGGCTGGCCACGCATCCGGCCAGACCTCCACCTCTTCTTCATCGATGTCTTCTGGGGTCAGTCCCAAGGCCGCAAGTTGGTCGGCGGTAGGGCCCCGCTCGTAGCAGGCCCGGGCCGCCGCCCTCAGTTTCCCAAGCGGGCCGGGCTGTAGGCGGCCTGGAAGGCATCGACGACCGCCTTCGGCGCGCCGGTGCAGGTGCGCACAAGCTCGGTGATGGCCTCGGCGCTGAACTCGTCCTCCAGGTCCCAGCCAGTGACGATCTCGCCTAGCTGTTCGGCCTGCAGGGCGATTTCACCAGTGGTGGCCTCCTCCCACGTCGCCCCGTCCTTCTGAGCCTTCTCCGCCCAGGCGTCGCGCGCCTTGTTCCAGCGATCGAACATAGCGGACAGGGCCACGCGATCCATGTAGCGGAACTGGAACTCAACGGGCGCCGGCTCGGCGCCAATGCGCGGAACCTCCACTACGGCAGCGAAAGTGGGGTTCTGCGCGATCTTGATCTTCGCCATGAGTGCTCCTTAAGCGCCAGCCAGGTAACGAATCGAGCGAGCCGACAGGCCTACGCTGATGGTGCGGGTCATCACGTTGTTCCGCTCCATGGTCGGGTCGGGGGTGATGCTGACGTAGCCCGGGTACAGGATCTGGTCGCCGTTGCGGAGCTTCATGCGGATCACGGTCAGCTCTTTCGAGGCGTCGTAGCCCTCGACGGTTTCGACGTAGGCAGCGCTGGGCTGGTCCTCAACCGCGATGGTCAGTGACCGAGGGTTGCGGTTCGACGGATACTGCTTGTCGTCGTCATCCTCCAGATACCCGACGGTGGTGTACTGCTGCTCACCACCTGCGGAGTTGAACCCGGTCACCTTGGAGATCTGCACCCAGTCCGACACAGGCAGAACGGAGCCGACGCCTGCGCCAGCGGTGAAGAATTCGGCGTCGCTGGTATCCAGGCCGGCCAAGGAGAAGGCGTCGGCGGCGACACCGGAAGCCTTGACGGCTCGGTCGTTGATCAGTGCCCAACCGGAGTTAACCAGCAGAATGTCGCCGTTCGCGATGTTGTGGCCGACTGCGGTCGCGACCGGCGGCTTGGCGTTGGACAGCGCGGTGAATGGGACGGCGGCGCCGATGACGCGTGCGATTTCCAGCACGGCGCCGTTTGGCAGCGGGAAGCGTGCGGCCATGTTGTGTTTCCTCTTGATAGCCCGCCGGGCGGCGGATGGTTATGCCCCAGCGGGCGGTTGGTCCGCGACGCCGCGGTAGGTGAAGCTGGCCGGGACCGTGTAGGTCGCCGACTCGGTGATGGTCGGACCCTGCTCTATCGGTTCGGTGACCAGGCCCTCGAAGCCGTTGCGACTGAGCGCCGAATCAACCCGGAAGAGGCTCGAAAGCTCGTCGACCAGGTTCTCAGCGGTTACCAGAGGCTGGCCTGCTGGGCACACGATGCTCACCTGGTAGACGCCGGTGTATTCGTAGGCCTCGCCGCCCAGGTAGCGGCAATTGGTTGCTCCGGGCAGCTGAAAGGCTTGCAGGTAGGTTTCCCCTGGCTGAGCCTCGAAGGCCTGTTCGAAGTTCGCGACCCGAATCGGGCGCGACGTGGCCCAGGCCATCAGCTTGATCTCGATGGCTTGCCGGGCCTTTGCTTGGCTCATACGCTGTTGTTCCTGATAGCTTCGTCGACGATGCGCTGGAAGTTCGCGAGCGTGATCCGGACCATGCCGGCCGGTGCCTGCGTTGAATGTCCATACTCGAGCGGAATGGCGTACGGCAGGTTGTTCACGATGTACGCGGTCTGACCAATGGTCAGGGCCTCGACTTGGGTGATGAGGGCGGTAATGGCCTCGCTGCCCGACGGGTCTACTCGGTCGAGCTCCTCAGTCGCCGGCGAATCGATGGAGAACTGCCAGTTGCCGCGGAACCGTCCGCCGACGTAACCCTGACCTGCTACCAGGCCATTGGTGGCGAAGTTCTGCACACGCTCGGTCTTGGTCAGCGGCTTCGCGTACTTCACGCCCTTACGCAGCTTGCCGGCCTTGGTGAAGTTGTCCTGGGTCAGGTTGATCAGGGTGTTGCGCACCGCGACCTTAAAGTCGTAGTCGTCAGCAGCCTTGTTGGCCTTGGCCCGGTGTGCAACGTTTGCCGCCCACAGCTCCGGATTACCTACTGGCGACATGCGGACAACGCTGCTGCCGATCTCGATCACGATCTCGCGGAAGGTGGAGTCCAGTGCTTGCTCAGCCTGCTCGGCGAACGCCCGTATTGCCTCCGCGAATCCACCCTGCTGCCCGCCGTACCGCTGGGCCATGTGTGAGCCGCGCGCCATGTCACTTCCTCAGCTGAATGGTCCAGGTCGCCTGGGCCGGATCCTCGGAAACGTTGAGCGCGCGGTAGCCGCTCACCTGATCGCCGATCTTGGGCGCCGCCGGTACATCGGTAACAGCGCCAGCCTGGCCCTCGAACAGTTCGTTCTGCAGCACCAGCAGCTTCACGTCCTCGGTTTGGATGCGTGTGCCGTCGATCTCCTTGGCCAAATAGCTGCCGAACACGCCGCGTCCGGTGTAATGGATAGTCGAGGCCGGGACGGTGCCGCCGATCTCGGGGTCGTATCCACCCTTCACCGTGCGGGAACCAGCCACGGCTTTCACCGTGTCGGCCAGGCCATCTGGATCATCGAACGCTTCCGCCAGTTCGGCCTGAAGTTCTTCGCGCATGCCCATGTGAAATACACTCCTGCCTATTCCCTCGGAGAGAACGGACATGAAAAAAGCTGAATGCGAAGCTGCCATCCGCCAACTGGCCCATGAATGGGCAGCGACCCAGCCCCAGACGCCCGAATGGCATCCAAGCTTTGGAGATTTCAAGACCTGGCTACGCAGCCGCGGGTTTGGCCATTACTTGGATTTCAGGAGCGAGATGCCGGCCAGCGACGAGGCACAGCGATGGTTCAACGATGAGCTCAACCAGGGGTGGCGGGACTGATCGCAATCACACTCGCTTGAGCATCACGGTGCCAGAGCGGCGGATCCATGGAGCGATGAGGTCGAGGGCGAAGTTTTCGCCAGCTGAGCGGTCGACGGAGCCCGCGACGAAGGTCTTGCTGGTTGAGGTGCCAGATTGGGCCGATACCGACTTGCTCTGCACCTCGCGCTGGGTGTCTTTGTAGAGCTTGCCGGCTGCGGCCAGCTTGGCCACCTGCGCACCGGCAGTCACGATGGCATCCGGCACCGGGTCTGGCACCGGGCGCTTGATCTTGGCCGTGAGCCAGGCATTTGCCATGGATACGGCAAGGACAGCATCACCGTCGCCTGCCCAGCCCTGCCCGAGCTTCTGGTCAACATCAGCAACAGTGATGAAGTCGGTCATGGCTTATTCCTTCGACGGGATCAGGGCCTGCAGCTCGGGCTTGTTGAGGGCTGGATCGAAGTTGATGCCCTGGGCCGTCAGCCACTCCTTGAGCTCCGGCACTTTCATCTTGTGAGGGTCGGTTTCTGGATCGCCGTCGCCCTCATCCTCCAGCGCCTTCGTGATCTCTGCCGCAGTGCTGGTGGCGGCATAGCCTGCAGGTGGGTAGGCCGATGCCTTGTAGCCCTGCTCCAGCCACTGAGCGATGGTCGGGCCATCCAGGCGCAGCCCCTCCTCGATCTCGCTCACGCTGATGCCTTGACGCTGGTAGGCCTCGCTGATGTGCGGAGCCTCGCCCTGCACGGATACCGAGGTAGCGCCGTCGATCACGCCGAAGAATTGGTCCAGGCGGCGATAGCAGGTGCCGCGCTCGCTGCCCGGAGTGTTGGTGTAGATGACTTTCATGCTGATCTCCTGCGCAGGGCGCCAAGCCGGCGCCCCGCATCATGGGGTCAAGGGGTGGCAGTGCCGCTGATGACTGCGGCGAAAGGAACCTGCTTGCGGTCGAAGACGCGCTTCCAGTTGGCCGCCGAGGCATACTGGGCGGCGGTCGGGCTCAGGTTGCGGTTCTCGCTGCCCTGCCAGCTGAAGCCGGCCGGCTGCAGGATGTAAGTCTTACGCTCCCACAGCACCTCGGCACCGCCGCCGTTGCCGCCATCGGCCTTGCGCTGCATCTCGACCGGCATGTGCGGGTCGCCCTCGCCGTAGCCGAAGGCGCCTTGGCCGAAGAACAGCGAGAGGAACTGGCCCGGCGCGTAGGTCAGGGCGTCATCCATGAAGACCGGCTTGCCCAGGTAGGTGGCCAGGATGATCTTGCCCTGCGAATCGCGCAGATACTCGATCATGTCCTGCTTGACCATCTGGTTCATGACCACCGAGTGCACGCCAATGGCGCCGAACATGTCGGCAGCGTCGCCAGCGGTGAAGGCGGCGTCCTGGAAGGCGTTGGCACTGATCGAAGGGCCCGCATCTTTGACCATGTCGCCGCCGTTCTGGGCGATGTTCGCCGCGATGATGCCGCGACCCGCGCCCATCAGGTAACGCTGCCACTGGCGGGTCCAGTAGGTGCCGAACCGGTTGCGGATGTGCTGCATCGGCTCGGAGTTGGCCAGCTCAGCAGTCAGGTCGGAGACGCCGTAGCCTTTGTTGAGGTACAGGGTCCGGGCGCGCATGCTGCCCTGCTCGGCCTTGCCGACGGCGCCCAGATCGTCAGGGTCATCGTTGGAGATGTTCGGCGCCTCGTCGG